ATCAAATGGAAAGCCTATCAGGAATCTCTTGGATATAATTTTCAGCAAGACGTGGCTCGCGTATATGAGTTGTGTGATGGTGATTGGGTATCGACGCTTCGGTGTAATGATGGCCAGCACCCGGTAGCTTTTTGAATTATTATACCAACAACGAGATTCAAATGGAAAGCATGATCGGATTGAACGTAGTGCTTTCGTTCTTCGATGATTGGAATAACACTATTGATGATCCTATCATTTGGCCTGGTCTATACAAGACCTTTACACAATATCAGCCGTTTTTGCGAATTGATCCCAATCGATATAAGAAAATTGTGAAAGGAGAATTTCTGAAAAGGAACTGAAATAATCGAATGTCTCAGCATATATATCAGTAATGTCAGAGAATACTTCTGATGAATACTGAAACATACAAAACAATACAAAGGAAATACAAATGTCATTTTCAGACCTAAAGAAGAAGAGTAGTAATCAGCTAAAGAATCTAGTTTCCGAATTGGAGAAGATGAATACCAAGTCGTTTGAGTCGAACGGAGACGATGATCGCTATTGGAAGTTGACTGTCGATAAGGCAGGCAATGGTCATGCGGTTATTCGTTTCTGCCTGCTCCTACTGGTGAGGATATTCCGTGGGTTCGTCTCTGGGATCATGGCTTTCAGGGCCCTGGTGGTTGGTATATCGAGAACTCGCTGACTACTATTGGTAAGAAAGATCCTGTCTCTGAATATAATTCTCAGCTCTGGAATAGTGGGCTTGATTCGGATAAGGAGATTGCTCGTAAGCAGAAGCGCCGATTGAAGTATTTTTCTAATATTCTCGTTGTAGAGGATCCTGCAAATCCTGAGAATAATGGAAAGGTCTTTCTCTTTCAGTATGGTAAGAAGATTTTTGATAAGATCAATGAGGCGATGAATCCTGAGTTTGAGGATGATGAGGCGATGAATCCTTTTGATCTTTGGGATGGTGCTAACTTTAAGTTGCGCGCCCGCAAGGTTGCTGGTTATCGCAATTATGATAACTCAGCTTTCGCATCTCCTGGTCAGTTGTTTGATGATGAAGCGGAAATGGAAGCGGCATATAACAAATGTAATTCTCTGGAAGAATTGGTGACGCCAGAGAATTTCAAGAGCTATGATGATTTGAAGAATCGCTTGAATAAGGTTCTAGGAACAGAGGTGGTTGAACCTACTGGTATCGATCGACATTGATCCTGAGCCTGAAATTCCTGCGAAGGAGTCAACGGGAAGTTCCTTTGTTGAATCCGTAGATGATGATGAGCTAGATTATTTCAGTAAGTTGGCGGACGAATCGTAATCTATAAGTCATAGTTCGTAATGGCCCCCACACCTAGGTGTGGGGGCTTTTATATTACCAGTCTAATGCGTTTGTGTTTACACTGGCTGCTGCATATCCTGTCTGTCTACCTGAGTCTGTTCCCGCAAGCATGGTTATTTGCTCGCTTTGTAGAACTTGTTGCGAATGGTCATTGACCTGTGTTGCTTACTGTTCCTGCACCGGCAGCAGTTGGTTGTAGATCAGGCATGTTTGGTTGTGCTACTTCAGTTCCCGTCGCCATTGCGTGTTTTGTTTGAAGTTCTTTTCTCTTTTCATTTAATCCCTGTAAAATGGATCTTTTATTTCTTGCTGTAATTACTTGATTTTCGTCTAGTTCTTTTTTTGCATTTGCAACTGCTTCTCGACCCATTCGGGCTTTGTGCCCTCCTGTTCCTCTAGGATTCGCACCTGTTGGGCTTGTACTTCTTAGCTTACTGGTTCCAGGATCGCGTGTTGCTGGTTTGGCTGCATCGACAGTTCCATCATCATTCCACCATGAGTCTAACCAATTAACGGGGTTCATCATTGATACTAATCTGTCCCACATATCGCTGAAGAATCCTTTAATTTTATTTTGAGCTTCTTCTGCTACTTTCTTTTCTTCGTCTGTTTCGGCAAAGCCAAGAAGTCCACCGATTGCGTCTGTGATTGTTTCAAACATTTCTGAGAATTTGGGTAGTTCCCAATTAGCAATAGTTTCTGATAAATCAGTGAATCCTAATTTATCTGTAATCCAAACTGCTACAGTTTGTACTAATCCTAGCACATCATCAACAAAGAATCTTATTAGATTTTTTAATCCTTGTTGTATACCTTCAAGCACACCACCCTCTTTGAAGCCTTCTATGAATCCGGTAATTGCTTCAAATGCCGCAAATAACACATTGATAAATGGTAATTTTGAAAATATCTTTTTAATAAATCCGGTACCTGCTAGACCTTTAATTGAACTTAATTTATTTCCGATTGCTTCAAAAAATTCCATCATCTTAGCTATTTTAGGTGCCAAGGTTGCCGCTGCCCGGCCCTTTAGATTTTTTAATGTTTCTACTAATTTATCTGGAATTAATGCTCTAAGAAAACTTTGTAGTGCAGCTATAGCATCTTTTATTCTAAGAGCAGCATTTTGAAATTTTGTACTTTTTTTAATAGTTTCCATTAATTTGACAAAGGGTGCGGCTACCATCGTAATTAATCCTAGAATTGGTTTACCTATGAGCTTTGTTAGAAATGGCATTACTTTGAATGTTCTCCACCATTCTGATAACGCTGATACAAAGTTTAGCGCAAGTCCACCTAATCCTAATAATAAAGCTGACCAAAAGGCAGTTCCCATATTTAAATCGGGTAATGCTTTTGTCATTCTTTTGCTCTCAGAAGAGGGGGGTGCGTCAGCTCCTTGCAGGTCGAGGCTGCTTGCGAGGTTGGCTTCTGCTTCGGCTCTGGCTTGATCTTGATCAAATTTCAGTTGTTCTCTTAATATATTTTTAATTTGTGTCAATGATTGGTTCTGCATGTTCAGTGAGTCTACTATCGAGTTCATGGATGCTGCAAATCCTGATATAAATTCGGCCATAGCAGATATAGGACTTTCTTTGGCGCCCCCTTCATTAGAACTTTTTCCGACAGGAGTTACGTCTATGATATTGCTTGCATTATCTCCAGCTCTATTTGCAACTCGTTTTTCTTTGCCGTTAGCGACAATTAATGCCATTGTTTCTGCCATGATAATTTCCTTGTAGAATGATATAGGTATATTTATACATAGTTGTATGGCATATAAGGGAAAATGGAAACCAAAGAATAAATCGAAGTATGCTGGTGATTATACGAAAAATCACTTATCGTAGTTTGTGGGAACGTCAAACCTTTCGTTGGTGTGATGAGAATCCTGATGTTGTGTCTTGGTCGTCTGAAGAAGTCGTGGTGCCTTATCGATCGGACGTTGACGGAAAGGTTCACAGATATTTTGTTGATTTGAAAATCACATATCAATCTGGCAAAACTGTTCTGGTTGAAATTAAACCAAAGAAGCAAGTAAATCCACCAAAGAAGAAGTCGCGAGTTACGCGAAGATATATCACAGAGATGAAAAGATATGGAACTAATATGTCCAAGTGGAAATACGCAGAGGAGTATGCGAAGGATAGAGGATGGAAATTTGAAATATGGACAGAAGATACATTATCAAAGATGGGTATAAAGTTGATCAAATCGGATAAATATAAGTATGGCCGCAAGAAAAACGACATTTGAGAGACTTTACGAGAGGGGTGAGGACGCAGGATTTTTATCTGACCGAGAACGGGAGTCTATAGACTGGTATCGAAACGAAGCGCAAATGCTTCGTGTTCAGCCTCGTCAATTCATGATAGAAGATTTATATAAACTCACACCAAGACTTCGCGGATTTAGAACATTGGGAAATATGTACATGTTTCACTATAAACCTAAAGGAATAGGTACGTTAGACTACTATGATCAATTTCCTTTAGTGTTTCCTATAGAAATGTATAATGATGGTTTTCTTGGAATCAATATGCATTATTTATCTCCAATATATAGGGCTAGATTGATGGATGCTTTCGATGGTCTGTTGAATAATGAAAGATTTGATGATACAACTAGGTTATTGCCAGGCAGAGCAAATTATGAAGTTTTGTCTGGTATTGCAAAATATAAGTATTTTCGTCCATGTTTAAAGAGATATTTGAATGAGCAAGTAGTCAGTCGTTTTCTGAAAATAGATCCTTCAGATTGGCAGATTGCTTTGTTTTTACCGATNGATAGATTTAAAGGCGCTAAAAGACAANAAGTTTGGATAGATAGTAAGAATGCTATAAGGAAGAGTTCTGTATGAGCCAATTTAATGTTCAAAATTTTAGAAGTTCGATAGGAAAAGGATTAGCCCTTCAAAGTAATTTTAGGGTTATGTTTTCTGGACCTTTGTTTCGATCTCGCAGTATCGAAGGTCTGACGATGTTGTGCAATCAAGCTACTATTCCGGGAAGATTAATTGATGCTTCTGATGTGTTTACATATGGTCCCAGAAGGAGACAGGCGCATAGGAATGTGTATGATGATCTTCAGTTGAGTTTTTATTGTCGAGATAAAGATATGTTTCCTAGGGGATTATTTGAAGATTGGCAAAATGCTATGGTAGATGTGTATACTAATCGTGTTAGTTATTATGATGATTATTCTGTTGATATGGAAATTGAACAATTTGATGCAACCGGAAAGACAATATATTCGGTTCGTGTAGTTGATGCATTTCCGACAAATGTAAATCCTCTCGCATTAGATTGGTCGGCTTCTGGTGTTATACAAAATCTTTCGGTTGTATTTTCACTTAGAACTGTGTATCAGCAAAAGATTGGTTTTAGCCCATTTAGTAAATGGTTAACTGTTAATAATTTATATCCAAATGTCGATATCGCAGGGGCACTCGATGAATTTGGAATGGCAATAATAACACAAAATGGAGCACAGGCAATTAGAAGATGGAAGCAAGGTCAAACTTTTTGCTGAGAATCTATCTGATGTATTAAAAACTTAATTGGTTATGGAGTAGATATATTATGGCTTTACCGAAAATTTCCGCACCTACTTTTTATTTGAAATTTCCTACAACAGGCAGAGAAATTACTTATCGACCGTTTTTGGTTAAAGAAGAAAAAATATTATTAACTGGCACAAGAGGGTGGAGATCAAAAAGAGGTGTTGCGTGCAGTTATTCAGGTTTTGAATAATTGTTGTTTAGATGCGGATCTTAATATTGAAGAGTTATCCACTTTTGATTTGGAGTATTATTTTCTACAGGTCCGGGGCCCGTTCGATTGGAGAACTAGTGAATCTAATGGTTCCGTGTCAGGAGTGTGACGCAAAGATACCAGTAGAGGTCGATTTGCTTAATGATGTAGATTTTGTATTTGATAGAGATGGGCATAATAAGCGTTTTGATTTAACCGATACTGTTGGCGTGACAATGAGTTATCCAACAGTTCAATCTAGTTTAAGTCGAGAGAAGGAATTGGATTCTGATAATATTGAAGATGTACTTTGCTGTTATCATAGATTGCATTGAAAGTGTTTATGACGATAAAGGCATTTATTATATGAAAGACATTTCGAGAGAAGAGGCAGAGGATTTTCTATATGGTTTGCCTCAAGTTTGCTTTGATAAGATTCGTTTCTTTTTTGATTCGATGCCTAAGATTCAGTATGAAAAAATACATAGTTGCCAAAATCAGCATGAGCAATTGGTGAGAGTGGAGGGAATGAACAATTTTTTTGGCTAGGGCTCAGTCATATGTCTCTTGGATATTATTATAAGTTGAATTTTGATATTATGCAGTATCATAAATGGAGTTTGACTGAGCTTGAGAATATGATTCCTTGGGAACGTGATGTGTATGTTATGCTTTTGGAAAAGTATGTGAAAGAGGAAAACGAAAGAATTGAGCAACAAAATAGAGCATAAATACAATAGAACATCTAAGGAAATGTATGTATGTCATCAGATAATCCGACGCCAGATAAAACAGAAACCGAAATAGCTTATGAGACATTTTCGGATACGTTTGAGGATCTTCAGAATCAAGTAGTAAATGCTCCAACTCAGGTTGAGAAGTTTGTATCATTACGGTATCCTCTTGATGTTGAAGGTCCAGAAGAGATGCATTTTGTTCGATTTGAGCCTTTAACTATTCGTGGTGCGACATTGCAGGCTGATGCAATACCTAAAAGAAGTTCGATTGCTAGTAGTAAATTGCGACGTTCTAAGAGTGATTTATCGAGTGCTGAAAGGTTTGGTGAAGTTGTTGGAGGACTGGTTGGGGGTTTTGCGGAAAAAGCAATTGAAGGTGCGGCAATTAATTTGTCGGGTAAGATTGCTAAAAAAGTTCCTGGGCTGATTGAAGCTGCTGGTTTTATATCTGGTATTATTGATTCTGTTAATGGAAGTAGTAAAAGTACCAGTCATGGATCTATTACTTTGTATAGCCCACCGAGTATGTCAGAATCATATAGCCCACAGTGGACCGGTGCAGCACTGGGTCCAGTCGCCGGGCAGGGTCTTCAGACAGCGACTCAAGGTATTTCTCAAGGACCTAAAGCTGCTATTACTAGAATGATGAATCAGATGCAAAATAGTCGCGATGGTGCAGCTTTTGCTACAAAAGCCGCAGGTGATGCATTAGGTACTTTGATTGGTGCTCAGGATTTGGGTGGAGCAGCATTGAAGCGTTTGACTAGCCAAGCGTTAAATCCACATCTTGAAGCATTGTTTAGTAGTGTTAATTTTCGTGAATTTAATTTTTCTTTTACCTTTGCTCCTAGGTCCAGAAAAGAAGCAAATGAAGTACAGCAGATTATCAAGATGTTTAAATATTTTTCGGCACCTGCTTATGATAACGGAGGAAATGGTGTAGTCTTTTCTTATCCTGACGTATTTAATATTGCATATTTTAATGAGGATAAAGTACACAAATTCCATCCTTGTGCTTTGACGGATATTCAGATTACTAGAAATCCTTTTGAAGTAAATTCCACTTTTTATGATGGGCATCCAGTTCAGACACAAATGACGTTGCGCTTTATGGAAATTGCAATCGTTACAAAAGAACATATTTCTCAAGGGTTTTAATTATGGCACGCCAATCGTATTTTCAAATGTTTCCTACTATTGAATATGATCAAGATGGTCTTGGTGATAGTAAGGTTGTTGTGGATGTGATGAAGAGGGTTCGTGTAGTTGCCAATCAGCTTTCAGATAAGACGTTATTTTATGGATACAGCATGAAAGATTCTGAAAGACTTGAGGATATATCATATAAATTTTATGGAAGCTCCAAATTTCATTGGGTGCTATTACTGGTTAATAGTATTCAGGATCCTGTATATCAAACTGCGCTAACTACTGATCAGTTTTTAGGTTATCTTGAATCGAAATATGGAGAAGGTGAGAGAAAGGTTCAAGTGACATCTATTAAAATTTATGACGGTGTTGCTGATGTTAGAGGAAATGTTAGAAGTGTTATTGTCGGTGGAGAATTCCAAACAAAATTCACATCTGTAGAAAGTATTGAAAACAAAGTATTCGTGGGAGATGAGGTTTCATTATCTGTACCATATTCTTGGTATACAGATGTTACGGGTGTGAATGATCCTAAGTTTGTTCCTGGAATACAAAAGATTCCATATGGCGCATCTCAGACTGTGGTTTCTGTGGATAGTGATACTGAATTTACCACTGATTTAGATTGTTCTACTTTTAATACGTTTAATGCGAATACAGAGCCAGGTGTTGGAGAATCTGTGACTGCTCTTTTCAATGTTCATCATTTTGAAAGAACTAGAACGGGACCTGCTGGAGATATTATCTATTCAAAATCAACTACTGATATTCGAGATTATGATAATCCTGCAATTTCAGTTAAGGCGATTAATCGTTTTGATTACGAAAACGATTTGAATGATGAGAGGCGGTCGATATTAATATTGCGTCCAGAATTGTTGGATCCTTTTATTCAGGAGTTTAAGGGGCTAATGCAAATTTGATATGGCTACCAATCGAACAAATGAAATAATTCAGCCTGGGGATTATTCTTTAGATAAATTAAACATCTTGACTTCTGGTGGTGATGTAGTTGACGTTCGCCAGATGGTCAATAACATTGAATTGTATACTAGTATATACCAGCAAGGAATAAGTGGGCAAATAACAATTACTGATGGTCTTGGTTTAGACCAGCAGTTTGGTATTCATGGTAATGAGTATATTGAAATAGAGTTTAGTGTTCCTACTATCGAGGAACGAATAACTTTTTTTGGCGCAATTGCTGAGGTGAAAGATAGATCAAGAGGTATTGGTGATAGAGGCCAAGTTTATGTTTTGTCTTTTGTTTCGTTGGAATATTTTTTAAGCACACAAACTAAAATTAGAAAGACATATAAAAATCTAAAAATTACAGATATTATTAGGTCTATATTTGATGAATATTTATTTGTATCTATTAGGCCTAAACCTATCGGTGTGCTTGATCCATCAGTTGGTTCTCATTCATTTACTATTCCGAATCTTAGTCCATATAATGCTATTGAATGGCTAGCTGCGAAGGCGCAATCTAGCAGATATAGGTCTTCTTCAAATTATTATTTTTTTGAGAACCCAGATCAGTTTATATTGGCGTCGTTGGATGAGCTTTCAGTTTTTGAGCCGATCAAACAGTATACCTTTGGTTTTGACGTTCAATCTCCAACTGAACGAAATGTGGAAGAGAAGTTTTCTAATTTGCTTGCATATAGGGTAATTAGAGAATTGTCTATAATTGATGATTCTAAGATGGGAGCATATTCTGGAAAAAGGCTAACATACGATTCGGTTTTGAGATCAACAGGAATTGATTATTATAATTATTTTGATCTATATGATGAGACAGTGCATTTGAATGGAGAGAATGTTCGTTCTAATTTTCCTGCTTATCAGACTAATAAAACCCAAATTGGCAATAACCATGATGTATATTATACGCTTGCGTCAAAGCATTTTGGTACGTGGGACAACAGAACGTCGAGTGCTGTTTCTGATCAATTTACTCTTGGGCATAATTCATATGCAGTGCAGTATGGTCCAAATCAAGGAATTAGAATTAGTGCTCAAGCATATGGAGATCCAAGAAGAAAGTTGGGTCAAGTAGTCAATTTGCAGCTACCATCAATGACTCCTGTATCAGATGATGGTTCGGAATCACATAAATATTTATCGGGAAACTATATGATAGTTTCTTTAGCACACACACTAACTATTGGTGGAGTTGGAAAAGAATCATCATATACTATGGATATGGAATTGGCAACAGACACATTTGCAACGCCATTCGACGAACCTGTACTTTAGGAGACAAAAAATGTCTATTACATTAACCGCAGAAGAGTATGAAAATCTTTTGTTGCACGAAGAATATCTAGAAGAGAAATTGATTGTGATTGGAAAGGGAGCCAATTATGGTCAGGTTGTTTTCCTAGCTGGCGGTGCTGGATCTGGTAAAGGATTCTCTTTAGGTAATTATATGGATGCCAATAAGTTTAAGGTTCGTGACGTAGACGAATGGAAGAGTGCATTCATGAAGCTCGATGGTATTCGTAAAGATGCATCAAAGGTGCAGAAAGGTGTTAGTGGAACTGAACTACGAAAAAAGGCTGTGATGAATTATGCAAAATCTCATGCCAATGATCCAGAAGGAACTTCTCCGAATATTCCTCAAATGCCAAAAAAGGATCTTGACGAGTTGGATTTGAGAAATGCAGATGATGTATTTACGTTGCATAACTTAGTTGATAATCTTGGAATTAAAGACAAGACACTAAACTATCTTCTTGGTGGTGCGAAATCGAGAGACCGTTTGCCAAATATTGTTTTTGATGTGACGCTGAAGAATACTAGAAATATGACCGAAGCAGTTTCTCAATTATTGTCTGTTGGATATCAACCAGAGAACATACATATTGTTTGGGTACTATCTGATTATGACTTTGCAGTACAGGCAAATATGGAGAGAAATCGAAGAGTTCCTAGTAAGATTTTATTGCAGACGCATGAAGGCGCAGCACGAACGATGTCAGATATTGTTCGAGGAAATATTCCTAAGAATGTGAATGGTGGTGTGTATGTTATTTTAGGCAAGTCTACTGTTTATTGGACTGATAAGAACGGTAATGAAATTAAAGTGACTCCTAAGTTTAACAATCCAAAGAACAGATCATTCCCTGTTGTTAAGGGGTTTACTTATCTGAAGGTAAAAGAAGCAGGCAAGAGATTTATTGCTGATAAGGAAATTCAAAAGAAACTGAATGATTGGATGGGAGATAGAATTCCTCCTTCCGTGCGCCAAGAAATTAAGAGAAAAGAACTAAAGGCATAAAATTATGAAAACTGGTCTTGGTAGTGATGGATCGTTTTATTGGTTTGTCGGAATAATAGAAGATAGAATGGATCCTTTTGGTATTGGTCGAGTCCGCGTTCGTGCTTTTGGTGTGGACAATGAAGATAGGAATATTCAACCAACGGATGATTTACCTTGGGCATATCCAATGTTATCATTCAACAACGATCAGGTTGTACATCCACCAAAAGAGGGAACGTGGGTTGTAGGTTTTTGTAGAGACGGAAGATCATTTCAAGATCGTGTAGTATTAGGAACAATCAATACAGGGGCATTCAATGGCTGAGAAATCTTGCCCCATTTCATTTTCAGGTATTGATCTGAGTTTTCCGACTGATATATCATCAATCGTTAGCTCATTTGGTAGTCCTTTAAGTGTGACGGGTGTTATATCGCCTATATTACAAGAAGCGCGCAGTTTAGTTTTAGGTGCAAATCCAATTCTAATGAGATTGCAAGGATTGGATGGTCTTAGTGGCGTAGAGGATATAATAAAACAGAATGTACAGGAAGCTATTGATACTGCAAAAGATGCTGTTATCGATGCGGCAAGAGATCAATTTGATGATTTCATCGATACGGCAAATTCGTATCTTCAGAAAGCAGAAGCAGTTGCACAGGGAATAGTTAGTGCTGCTGAAGATTTTGATGGTTTCTTATCTGGTGCAGCATGTGCTGCTGCTGGTGATGCTTTAGGTGGTTTTGCTTCGTCGCTTCAGCTTCCGGCATTATTGAGTGGCGATGATAATGGTGTGTCTAAATCTGCTGATATCAGTGTTACTGATCTTTTAAGCAAGCAAGTAAAAGGCATTACGAAAAAAGATGGTCCTGTAAAAAAAGAAGAAGCTGGTAATGCTCTTAGTAGTATGAACGAAAGTGGAATGCAAACGGCCGGCGTTCTTGATCCTTTGACGGGAACATTTAAAGTTAGTTCAATTTCTGATGCATTATCGTTAGCATTGAAGTATGAATTAGATGTTGGCACAATTGGAATAGATACTCAGTCCGATCCGACTAGAGCGCAGAGAGCTTTTACTAATATTGAGTATGGTGATGATTATCCACAGTTGAGGTATCAGGCTAAAATACCAAGAGCAGCAAATAGTAACATTGCTTTTGGTGCGGGTGCTGTTTTTGATGATCGCGAGAGAACTTGGCCAGGAGATAAAAACCCAAGCGATACGGCATATTCTGGTGTGGGTGTTTCTTATGGTATTGTAGAGTTAGCTCCTCGAAAAATTGTTCCTGATTTTATGGGTGGTGGTGTTGAAGTATCTGAGAACTGGCCTCTTGTTGCGAATAACGTGGAGTCAAATGTTTCTAGGTTGGCTAGAGGTATTTCATTAAGAACTAATCCTGCACATACATTTACGATAGCATCAACTCCTGTTGTAGGTAAGCGGATTGAATTGGGTTTGACTTTTCCGGAAGATCCATATGGTGCTGTGTATCCATATAATTCTGTAAGGGAAACTGAGAGTGGTCATATTTTTGAATCCGATGACACACCAGGAAGAGAGAGGATTAAGGAGTCGCATAGAATTGGAACTTATTATGAAGTTTATCCTGATGGTACCAAGGTTACTAGAATTTTAGGCGACAACTATGAATTGACGGCAAACAATAAAGCGGTACATATTCAGGGTGCTTGTTTTGTTACTGTAGATGGAGATTGTTATCTTTATTCTAAAGGAAACTTGACGCAGCAAGTTGATGGTGATTATAATTTATGGGTTAAGGGTCGATATAATGTTAAGGTAGATGGAGATGAGGCTGCATTTGTTACTGCTGGCTCGTATGATGAAAATATTGCAGGAAAAAGAACTACAAAGATTGGTAGTGATTACCAGTTAGAAGTGAAAGGCAACGAGTCGCATATAATTGGAACTGAGACAACTTCTCGTATATTTGGTCCTACTGGAAAGACGTTGAGTGGTAACCGTTCTTTGGTGGTAATGGCATCTGAAAGTAAATCAGTTGGTATTAATAGTAATTTGGATGTTCGGGGTCAGTATAATATTAGTTCGACGTTCTTGAGCATTCGTACTACGATTACTCAATCAATACAGGCCGGCCTGGCTCAGTCGATTGCATGTGGTGCTGCTGGAGCTTTCCCTGGTGTTCTATCTTCTGCCGGTAGTGCAATTTATATTACGCCAGTTAGTATTACGCAGCAATCACCATTTCATTCTAGATCTGGATATTTTGGTTTAAATTCAGCAGTGATTCAGGATACTGCTGGAGTTATCTTGCTAAATACCTAAGAGGTGAATTAATTATGCCAATGCCTGCCGCACTAATGTCTTCTATGAGTAGTGGTCATGATTGTTTTCCTCCACAGAATGCTATAGGACCGGGATCACTGAATGTCTTTATTAATGCGCAACCTGTGCTTCGTATTAGTGATGGATTTAATGTTCACTGCTGCCCCGATAAAGGTTGCCATCCTGGTTTTTTAGCCAAGGGATCTATGAATGTTTTTGCAAATGGAATGCCTGTGTCGAGAGTTGGTGATACTATTGCGTGTGGACCTGGCAATGTTGTCATAACTGGATCCCTAAACGTATTTGTCGGAGGATAAATTTATATTATGGCGTTGTTATCATCGAACACAGTAAAAGTAGAAAAGGTTATTAGTGAGATTGAATCCGGTACGGTATTTGTGAATCCGTATGCTGCTGCAAATGTATTTTTGGCTGAGTTAAAACAAAAAGCAGCCACACAAAGACTTGAAATGGGAAATTTAAAGCCGCCAGATTCGGATGGTGTGATATTATATGATCATACTGATTGGCCCAATTCATTGAATCCTCCGATTAGCACTGCCAACTCTTACAATGCTAATCAACACAGCGAAATACTTCATCTTTTGGATCTATATATGAATACCTGCACTTCGTTTGTGTTTCATACAGATGCCAGAAGTGGAGTCAACACTAGCCCAGATTATGTGGTCACGACAAATGGCTCATCGCAGACGATGGGTGCAAATTCAACCATTGACGTTATTTCTGGTGTTGCTCTTGGTTATGGTTTGGGTAGAAGTTCTTCCGTTGGCAGCACAAATGCTGAACCTTCTCTGTTTGAGACATATAATACGTCCAACGTAGACGAGGCACTAAATGTTCGAGATAATTATAAAGAGTCAGACTCTTTTAGTTCTGATATGGGAACAGATAATATTATTTCTGCTATGTTTTCTAGTATATCAATTGATGCAAATACTCGGTCTACTTTATTGGCCGGCCCCGCAGCTAATTCAACCACTCATATACCATCAGATGCTACAAGTTATTCTGCTAGGTTATCTGTCGCACAAACTGCTGCCTTTGATGCTGGAACTAGTAACACTTGCCGAACTGTTCGGGAGATGGGAGATACGATTATTGATGAGTTGTCACGACATACAAATGAAAGGCGCGGCTCTATTGTGGCTGCAAGGTGGCCACTTGATGGCTTTGTTTTAAATCCAGATGGGCTTGATGCTAATTTGTCTAAGAATATCATTGATTTAAAAAATGCAACTCCATTCAATTTTGGTCCAGTGAAACCTGATTATGCGAATAGCTATACGCTTTTTGGTCAGACCTATTATACTAGCCCCGATGATCCTAATATTCCTGTAGGTAGTCTTGGGTCGTATCAAATTAATGCACTCGATAATGCTGATCTTCAGCCAGCAGGTGCATTCAGAAAAACTGGAAATTGTATCGCAACTTTCTTTGCAGATCCGGATGGTGATTCATTGTTTGGATCGGGTGATTTGGCGTTTCCCTCTATTCCGATCAGGCCTCCACGAGGAACTCTGAGACTTGCTAAACATGATGAAGTGAAAAATTACGAACAGCAAACATGGGCATTTTGGATTCGACCTACTGGAGCGATTGGTGACCGAACAAGAATTATTTCTCGCCCAGATTGGTGGCAATTGGCCGCAAATGTCGATTTTAGTTCAGCGAGCAGTGATGGCTACTCTCCTGGTTTTGTTGATGGTGCATATTGGGATTTGATTATTTCTGGTGTTTCTGTTAGTGATTCTAATCCGGATACTCCTGCCGATATGGGAGCGAGCGCCGCAAATAGAACACTTGTGGGAGAAAACATACTAAAACAGAATGTTTGGAATTTCATTGCAATGACGTTTGATTATCGCACGAGTGGAACTCCAGGAAAAGCAAAAATTTATGTGTATAATGTTGATGATGGGCATAAGTGTACGAACACATATACATTACCATCACAGACGACTGCAAGTGTAAACAATGCTGGGTACACGGTTAATGGTGATCGTGATAATAATGATCATATTCCATATAGCAATGGAGCAGTATGTCTCAGTGGTTTTGGGAACAGATTGGCCAACCGTAGAATAATTAAAGCCATGTATAGTGATGCTCGTTTTTATAGTACAATATTAACTGACCCCGAGGTCGATGAATTGTTTTATTTGTATGGCAGTTTTAGTCAGGAAATTGCCGCAAATACTACAATGTGGCTTGGATCGTTTAAGTCTGATTATTTGGCATATGATGTTGGTACGCAAAATGAGGTATATAGATGGAATACGATTGCGGCTCAAGCAAGAAGTTATCTTACTTTGGCCGAAAATAAATCAGTCGCGCCAATAATGAAAATAGTTGGAAGTCCATCATTTCAGGAGACAGCAAATTTGGCATAATGTTATAAATAGATATAATGTTTTTTAGGGGATATAGAGTATGCCTTCCGTCGTATTTCGAGATATAGATTTATCGTTTAGAGTACATCCTAATACGAATAAATTAGTTGTAAGTGAAGGTGATGTTGCAGTAAAAAGAGCACTACAGTATTTGTTGTTTACTATTAAAGGAGAAAGATTATTCCAACCCGAATTGGGGAGCAACATAAGAAGATTATTATTTGAAAATATCTCTCCAGCAACCGCAATGGATATTGAATCTGCTGTATCGGAAGCGATTGCAAATTATGAACCAAGAGTTGAAATGATTAAGATTTTGGTTTCTCCTGATACAGCTCAGAATGGATATACAATACAGCTAACATATCGAATATTGAATCAGAGTATACCACAAACTGTAACACTATTTCTCGAAAGGCTTAGGTAAAAGATGGCCACATCAACCACAAATAAGATTGACGTTACCGAGTTAGATTTTGATTTAATTAAAACTTCGTTGAAATCCTATATGAGAGGTCAATCGGAATTTACTGATTATGATTTCGATTCTTCTGGATTATCCATACTGCTGGATGTTCTTGCTTATAATACTCATTATAATGGATTTTATGCAAACATGATCGCAAATGAGATGTTTCTAGACAGTGCAGCATTGAGAAATTCTGTAGTGTCGAGAGCAAAAGAATTGGGTTATGTGCCAAGATCGCCGACTGGTGCAGTTGCCACTGTGGATATCACTTTTACTATTTTCGAGAGTTCGGTTGCTGATTATCCTGGAGCGATTACGATACCTGCAAATCATGTATTTTCGGCAACAATTGAAAATACGGTCTATACTTATTTGGCAACAAAGTCTTATTCGGCTATACCCACTTCCCTTATCACTGCTGCAAGCGTTACGTCTGGTGTTGAATATAAAGCGTCAAATGTAATGATTAAAGAAGGAATCAGTTCATCTATTCAGCATATAGTCGGAAATGAGGGTACTGATCAGAAGTATCAGATACCAAATGAAGAAGCAGATATGTCTACATTGGAAGTGGTTATTACTGATGCAGTTAGCGGTACTTCGTCTACTGCATGGTCCCGTGTTACAGATACAACAGCAGTTAGTTCCGACGATAATGTTTATTGGTTGCAAGAGGGGTTTGATAATAAGTTTGAAATTTATTTTGGAGATAATCAAGTAGGTAAAAAACCAGGACCTGGATCTATTGTTACGATGAACTATACTTTAACTAAAGAAGAGTTGGGCAATGGTGCTACCATATTTGAGTGTGATCCTATACCTCTGGCTAGTGGCGCCTCGACATATCCTCGCCCTTCTACTAGTGATACTGTGCTGTCAACTACCACAATTAAGGCTGCTGCGGGGGGTGCCTCTAGAGAGTCTATTTCATCTATTAAGTTTTTGGCACCTTTGAATTATGAATCACAGGGAAGGTCTGTTACGGTAAATGACTATAGAACTAAATTAACGACTTCATATCCAAACATAGATGCGATTCGAGTTTGGGGAGGAGAGGAAAACACACCTCCAGATTATGGTGCGGTGTATATGTCGATTAAACCGAAGAGCGGTTATATATTGAGCGATACCGATAAAACAAATATTATATCTGAATTTATTACTCCTAGTAATGTTGTCACTATTCGGCCTGTTTTGATTGATCCTAAATATATTTACATTCAGCCTACAATTATTGTGAAATATGACAGTAAATTAACATTACAGACTCCATCAGCTTTAGCGAAGATTGTGTCGTTGACTGTATTAGATTTTGCTCAAAATAATTTAGAAAATTTTGAGGCATATTTTAAATCTTCTCAATTAAGCAGGCAAATTGATATTTCTTCTCCTGCGATTAGCAATAATTTGATGAGTATTAAAATTAGAGTAGAGTTTGTTCCGAGCACGACGAATGCTGGTAATTACACAGTAAATTTCTCTAATCCCATATTTCATCCACATACAACACACGAAGGCGCATTAACGAGTTCGTCTTTTACATATTTCGATAATGCTTTGTGTAAATTGCGAGATTATAATGGAGTTGTGCAAGTAATTTCTTCGACTGGTCAGGTGTTAAATGCGAATGTCGGCACAGTCGATTATCGGTCGGGTGTTGTTTCTTTAGTTAGCTTTTTGCCTACTGTTAATGCTGGTGAATCGATATCATTGATCGCAACACCAGAACACGAAGATATTGTTCCTAATGTCGAGCAACTTATCACAATTCAAGAATCTGAGATTATAGTTTCGATGGTAAACGATTCTTCAATTATACAAGGAACATTGGCAGATCCAAATTATGGAAATGTTTCTGAATATTAGGAATATAGATGAGTTATAAAACAAAAACATCTCCTCTTGTTGCAAGTCAAGTTCCCGATTTTGTTCGTGGTGACTTTCCTACTTTTATTAAGTTTTTGGAAAGCTATTATGAGTTTTTAGAATTATCAGGTCCACCTATTGCGTTGGATTTGTTGGTCCAGAATCCGGGTTATTTGGTAGATAGAAATGGATTTGATATATTAACATATGGAACTCCTTTTCAAGTTGGAGAGTTATTACATCAGTATGCCGATTCGGAAACTGATATTCCTACTGGAATAGGAACAGTATATGATTATGTTATTTCTCCTGATGGTAATGTAATCACGCTGATATTGAATAAAATTTCTGGTACTGATAGCCGATTTGTGGCAACTCGTTCAACGAACGATAATGCACTATTATATGGGCAGACTAGTGGTGCTATTGCGGTTTGTTCGGAGACAGTATATAAGGCTCCTGCTGGTGCTATAAACGCGATGAAGAGTCTTTTAGATTATCAGGATATTGATCTTACTCTTGATGATTATTTATCTTTTCTTAAAAAAGAATATGCGGCAAGTTTTCCTTTAGAGCTGGCCGGAACCGCAGATAAAGTAAAGGCAATTAAAAACCTTAGAGATTTTTATCGTTCTAGAGGAACAGAAAATTCTTTTAAGTTTCTTTTTAGAATATTTTTTGATGAAGATGTAGAACTGATATATCCAGAGACGAAAATGCTTCGTGCTTCGGGTAGAAGGAGAGATCAATATCCAACGAATTATAATCACTGGAATGCTCCTTCTGTACTTAGAATTGATCCTATTGGATTAGTTGGAACAGCCGAAAGTGGTTTGAGCACACAAACGATAGATCCTGCTAAATTGCTCAGTAGAAAAGTGTTTGGTTTGGTTAGTGGTGCGACAGCAACAGTAGAATCTGCTATTTCTTCTAGTTTAGCTGGATCTGATTTTATTCAGTTGACATTAAGTGCAGATCGTGTTGGACAATTTTTATATAACGAAACGATAGAAACAGATGATGCTAATAATCCAGCAGATGGTACGAAAATTGCTGCTACGATTAGTGGTTTGGTCCATAATATTAATATTAATAATGGAGGATCTAATTTTAAAGTTGGTGATCCTGTTACAATTTCTGGTGGTAAAGGCGGTACTGCTAAAGTTTCTGTTGTTGGTTCTTCTGGAGAAATTAGAGAAGTTGAAATTACACAGCCAGGGATTGGATATACGACCACTCCAGATATTACTGCCCATGGAATACACACAAAAGATAGATTTGAAGAAGGTCCAACAGAAACTATTTTCTATGATGACTTTAGTGCATACCGTCCAGTTACTATAAGGCGAAATAATACTCCTGTTCCTGTAATTCGGGCTTCGACTCGTTTTTATTCTGTTGATGATAATCGAGGACCAGATAGTGCTTTACCTGGTGGATATTCATCAAACACTCAAATTACCAATGACACTAATCTTGTTCCTGTGCCTACGTTAGAGCTGAAGGCACATTGGAAAATGAACGGATGGGCAGGTAAAGCAGAAGAGAAAGGTCTTCCTTTGTTGCTGCGTTCGCAGTATCCTCTTGGATATTATACGGTTCCTGAAGATCTTCGAGTTATTCCTAATGGTCTTACTGGTAGTGCTCTTACTACCGTCAGCAAGGTCGCGGCCGCTTTTCTTGGAGATGGATCGTATTATCCCAATTCAACTTTTATCCAAGATTCGACTGGTCATGGTCATCATGCTGTAGCTGCTAATTTCAACATGAATCAATTGCAAAGATTGCCTGTCGATCGACGAGTGGTGGGCACATCGAATGATTTTGTGTCAGGAATGGCAAATTCAGTTACGACATCAAATATATCACTCAGCATGGTTTCCGTAAGTTCGGCTAATATTGCTAGAGGAGGAACTGGATGGCCTGTAGGTGACTCGCCGACCAGTGGTGCAAATGCTGAATTTGCATCTGGCTCGATAGGTTTAATGAGTCACGATGAGATTGAAGAAGACGATCAGCAGACTTGGGCGTTTTGGTATAAACCTACAGCAAATATTCAACACAATGCTACAATTATTTCTAGGTATGCCTATTTTGATATCAAAGTATGGAATCCTGATCGCTCTGGTTCTTTGTCAGGTGGCTTCACTTCGCCTTATCAGAGTCTTAATGCTGTTCCTGGGTATTACTGGACTAGTGCCAAATATGCTAATACGACGACGCACGGAAGAAGTATAGGTTTAGCTGATTTGAATATCACTAGCCGTATGGCTGGAGCCGCCAATGCTGAACCTCGATCGGTAACAACTTTGGAGGCTGCTTTAAGGCAAAATGTTTGGCACTTAATGGCCATTACTGAAGATTATAAGAACCATAAAGGATATTTTCGTATACATTATGGTGATGACACTGAACCTGTTTATCGTACATGGGATATTGATGTTTCTGCGAACGCTTCCTTCTCGAATGGTTATCAGAGTCAAGGCTATTCAAATCCGACTGGTGTGTATGCATATAATGTAGGCAGAACTCTTAATCCGGGTATTGATAGGTATGCCAATACTCGACCTATGACGGCGAGTGTTCATCTAGCTGGTCTCGGGCAGAGCGGCGATAAGAATGTGCAATACACTCCTTGGGCTATGACCAATTTTTATCAGAGCGGAGGTGCACCAGGGCTGTATGATGAAGTCTCATATTACAACAGGACATTGGCCAATAATGAGATTGAGGCGCTGTTTAGGAATCCTAATAGGTATCGACCTATTTCGGGTAAATGGTTTGTTTCTGGTTATTCGGATGTTTCTAATGTAACTTTCACTAGATCCGAAACCGAAGCTGGAAAACAAAAGCTAGTTGCCAATACAGTAAGGCTTTCTTTGATTCATACTGATGATATTGCTTATAGAGATGAAAATACTATCTATAAGATGTCAGTGAGAGCACGGCGCGTTGCTAATTCTCCGAACAATCCTCTTGGATATACTAACAGTGTTTCTGTAGTCGCAAACGTACACTTTGGTGTGGTCGGATTGAAATCGACAAACACTGGATCTGCCTATGTTTCCACTAAAGGTGTAGATCGTTTAACTTATGAGTATGGTGGAGATGCGTCTCATCAATTCGTACATCAATCTGCAAATTTGAGTTCAGATTGGACGATTGCAAATGCATACTTCCAGGGATCATCTGCCACAGGATCCCACAATGGTCTTCCTGATGGAACGTATTTTGATTATGGTACTCCAGCAAGTCTTCAGACAGATGTAGCTTACATGCGACCATACATGATTCTAAACGAAGGTGTGTATGGTGCTAATTCAATTCCATTGTATCCACAATCAAATGGTATTATAGGAATTGGTGCAACTGGTAATGTTAGTTTTGTTGCAGATAGGAAAATTACAACAGGAACCAGTCCTCTTGGAACGTGGTTCTATGCTTCAATTGGTGTGATTACTGGCGGTGGTGCTATCTATGATTTGAATGAAAAGTCGTGGCCAATTACAAAAGAGTATTCGTATATTCCTAATGGTTTTGATGCAGATTCAAGTAGATTTACGACTACAACAAATGCAACATTTTTGATGTATAGTAGTCAAGATCCGGCAACACGTTTCAGTCTTAGTGGAGCTTGGGCATCCGACCCCCCTGCAACTGAAAATTTCTGTATGGTTCAGTGGTGGGAAGATGAACAAACGTGGGTTGCACTTGATGATGATTCAACAGGAACATTCATGCGTTTTATTCCTGATAGAAATCTTGGTGATTTTCTTGTTGCTCAAGTAGTACGAAATGTTGATCCGGGCCCGGCCGGCGCGAGAGGTTTATGGAATCCTCCTGACGGTGCTTATATTACAACATTTTTTAATGCACATAACACCATCGATGTCGATTATGTTAAGATTGAGGCAGCATCAAATGCTGAACTATCTTCTAGTATAGCTGGCGATTTTGCATATGCAGGAAAACCAGTAGATGATACTGGTCAGCTTAGTTCTACGCAAAAACTACAGGATAGTGATTATTATCAGATATATTCCTATGCAATTGAGTCTGGTTTATCATTAGAAACATATAAACAATTGTTATATGATCTTGCCCATCCAGCTGGTACTAAGATGTTTGGTATTGTTAGTGGTATTACCGAATTGGTAGACGGCGAATCTGTTGGTGATAGTGCTGAAATGTTTTTGTCTGCGAGAAGAACTGGTGAAGTTGATCTTGGTGACATTTCAGATCCAGATGTCATTGATACTATTGTGTCGTTTTTTGTTGGCACAGATACTATAGGTTCGGCCGACCGATCAACGACGGAACTGGACCATCGTTCGTATCATGATTATGAAGCTGTTATAGGACCTGATACTCATGCATTGTTCGAGTTTGCGAATACGGATGTCACGCAACCCACTAGTTCGGATCCAATAAGTACCTTTACGTCGTTGCCGAGTGGGCGAGCAACTGTGGCAATCTACGGAACATTACCTCCAAGTGGAATATATCCTGGAATTGGTATTGATGTAAATTATCCAACTGCATTTCCTCTTGCAGACGAACCAGCAAGAACGCATAAGGCTTTGTTAGAAGTTAGGGCTGGCGCGAGCGCGGTCGGGCAAGGTCTGGTCATGACTTCAAATGGTTCTGGATTTGCTTGGGGATCTAATAGGTCTGTGTTCAGTATCCCCACTTCCCGTTCATCTGTTTTGCTGAGGTATGGTGGAGGAAACACTGACGGTTATAATAATACAGACTATCCTACATCTGTATATGATATACAAGCTCCTTTTGATGAAAATAATGAGTTTAGAACAATTTCTCCGCAAATTCCAGGAGACAGAGCAAGATATCTTCAGCTTAAAATGCGTGTGTTAACCCAAAATGGATATTCTTCGGTTGGAATTACAGACAATACTGTATTTTTGCAGTTTACTGGTCATGGTCAGGAGTATAATGGAGTTTCATTTAATCAGTTAGCGTCTCTTGTTCCTGACTTTACACGAAACTTGGGAATTAATATTCCGACTAAAATATATGATTATAAGCAAACAGAATCAGAGAAGCCCGATAAAGATTCGCTTGATGGTTTTTGTGGTGATTGGAAAATTGTTGAATTCGATATGTGGTATCCTAGAGTGGTGAATCCTTCTTCTCCAAACCTGTGGATTGAATTGACTGATCTACCAGAAGATCACTTAATGGCAATGAGAAAAAGACCTCAAAGGCCTGGTCTAGACTTAAATTCAACACAATCTTTTCCGATAGTTGCATCAGATGTTTCCATTAATTCGGATATGAATAAGACGCAGAATGTAGCCAGCGCATGGAGAGGCGAAACATTCTACAATGATACAACGCAATATCGTCTAAATGGAATTGGTGAACTTAATATTAGAATATGTAAAGATCGAGATTCGATTCAGTTTGCTGATGGAGCAACACAAGGTGTTGTGGCATATGAAGTTGATTGGTTGAATGCTTCTTCGACTGAATGGGAAGAGTCTTGGACAAATTCTACATTGAATGATCAAGCTGCGACACCTGAAGCGGCCGGGTCTGATGGATTTGTTGCACCATATGTTTTGTACACTGCAAATACATTATCTCTATATCCAGCCGCCCCAGCCGGATTTAATGGTAATGGTATAATCTATACAGTTACTTCTAATACAACAGGTTCAGATCCTCAACATACTACACATATCGCTGAGTTTGCAAATTCGGAGTTTGTTTACGCTACAGATCCTCCGCCTTCGCTTAATGGTCCAATTGACATTGAAACTTCTCCTGATGGTACGATATTTGTGATGTATGCAGGTGCATTAGGCCAAATTAGTTCTTTTGTTTACGTTTATGCTTTCCCCGCATCAAACACTGCTTCTCCTTATTTGGTTCTGAAAGCAGGACGAACTACTACACCGGATGTACTTCCTTGGGCAACTAGTGCATCGGGATTAGTAGGCTATCTGGGCGTTAAAGATTTTCTGAAGATTGGAGGGTCTGATAATTCTTTGTATGTTAATGGTGGTAATTTAATTCGCATTCGACCAAACGCATCAACCGGTAGCTATAGAGCAGAGGATACGACAAAAACTAGAGTTTTAGGTAATGATGTTGGTGTTACTACTATAGCAGACCTTGAACAGGTTCAAAATTTTTACGTTGACGATGAAGATCGTATTTTTTATGTGATGCGAAATAATCCGAATACGGTTCAAGTGGTGACACAGACTCGTGCTCCTGGATCGAGCACTTGGGAAGTGAGTTCAAATACTGCTGTTCTGTTAGAAGTTGGTGATAGTGGATATCATAAGTTTACTCCTGGTGCAAATCTTGTGTTCTGTGATATGGCAATGGATGATGATAAGAATTTGTATGTGGCCAGCGCCTCGCAGTGGGAGAATAGCTATACATCAAACGGGCATGTGTTTAAAATTACACCAAATAAATCTGGAGATTATGCGGTTGGTTGTGGAACAATATCAGTAATCGCTAATAATATTCCTAGCCCAATTTCAATTGATGTTAATTCAAGGCAACAAGTATTTGTTTCTAGCCATGCTGCATATGATGGATTTGCATCGAGTGTTGGTGGAGTGTTTATTATCGATAATGGTGATTTGCAACTTATCGCAAACGGATCGTATTATATCGGTACATCTGGTGCCACAAGCACTACGGCTAATATATATGGCGGGCGTATTTTGGTTGGGCCCAGCTATGTTGGAAATTCAACATCAACCGATTATATATATGATGGATCGGTATATTGGTCCTCAATGCGTCGGTGGGATTTGCTTGCGCCAAATCATGCGGCGAATACGATTCTTAGGATTACATCAAACACCACTGGAGGATATGCATTGACCAATCCTTCAAGCGGAGCAAATGTTCATTTGATAATGTCGGCGCAATTTAGAAACGGGCCCAATGATTTGTATGTAGATTCTGGATGGAGACCAATGGGTATTCCTATAGCGTTGAAGAAACAGTGGATATAACAAACCATAATTGTATTTTTTTTTACTAAATAGTATCGTATTCCAAAACGGAGTTTAATGAAAAATGCCAGCTATTGTAAGCAATAAACTTAGATTGAGAAATGTTCGAGATTTTGTAAAATCGGTTGATGTGGCAGCATATCCTGGTTTTTCTTCTGATGCAAATTTTCCATTTCCTACTGCAACCGGTAATTCTCCTGATACGAAATACTCTAACACATCTATATACTTTTTCATAGGAAGAGTTCATCGATGGGATGTGGCGCCCGATCAAAAGGTAGGTTTTAGTGATAGTAATCCTCCTCCAGTTAAACAAACACATTCTACTATTGAATATGAGCCTTGGAGGTCGATGACATCATTACAGAAAATTTCTTCAGGCGATGTTAGTATATTGATTAAGAGAAATGATTGGACTACAAGTGCAGTATATTCGCAATATGATGATCAATCCGAATCGGTAGTAAATTTGTCGAGTGTAGATAATCCTTATTATGTCTATAATGGTGGATCGGTCTTTATGTGTTTGGATAATGTTGGAGGAAGTTTATCGATAGATGCCCCAACATATGCTTCTGCTAGTGCAGGGGGTTTGGCCAACTCTTTTGTTACGTCTGATGGCTATAGATGGAAGTTTATGTATCGAATATCTTCAGATGATTCTGTGCAAAAGTTTATATTTCCGAATTATTTGCCCATTCAATCTTTGAGCAATACTGAAGTAAATGGAACTGCACCTACTGGTTGGAGTGAACTTCAGGAAGTTATGGCATATGCGAATACCGGTAAGTTGGAAACAATTGTAGTTGAGGCAGGAAAACAAGGATCTGGATATCGAGGTAAGTCTTCTGGAGGTGGTCTTACACAAGACTCTATAACGCTTAACTCTCTTACTGCTAGTGCTAGTTTGGGTTTTAGTACAGGCGATTTTAATGGATTGATGATTCGTGTTGCGAATAGTAGTTTTAGTCATGTTGCTGAAATAACAGATGGTCCTGTGAGTGGGGTTCCAGCGAAAGTTGAATTTTCTCCTGCCATACCAGCTTCAATTGGAGTTGTGGCTGGTGCGGCTAAGTATTCATTTTCGATAGGGCCTAGAATTGGTATTATTGGGGATGGTGTTGGTGCGGTAGCGTATTCGGATGTAGACAGTCAAGGGCGAATAACGAACATAAGAATTGATGATGGGGGCACTGGATATTCTACCGCTAATGTGACGGTTAATAGTACAGCAGGAGGTAGTGCAACCGTTGGTGTTGGTGCAGTTGCTCGTGCGATTATTCCTCCTTCTGGGGGATATGGAGCCGATCCAGTAAAAGAGCTTGGTGGCTATTATGCAGGATTGACTGCTCAGTTGGTCAATAGAGGAACTCAAAACAGTTTGCCGATTGGTTCTTCGTTTAGACAAATTGGTATTGTTAGAAATCCTACAATTAATGCTGGTACATATGTTGCAAATACTGGTTCTGAGTATAGGCAGATGACAAATTTGATAATCAATACAGCTAGCCCGCCTGTGTGGATTCAGCCAGCCGCAAGAATTAAAGGAACGACCAGTGAGGCGATTGCTATCGTTGTTGATGTGAATCAAGATCGTGGGCCTGGAATTACAGCAGGAGAATCTAGAGTTCGTGTGACTAATTTGGTGTCTAATAGTACAGGAGGATTTTTTCATCCTGGTGAAAGTATTACTCAAATTGATTCTACTGGAGCGGCTATTGGAACGACACAAACATTGGCATCAAAGGATCCTGAAACTGTTGAATTATTACCAAATTCTGGAGAAATTTTATATTTGGAAAACAAAAGGCCAGTGACTCGTATCCTTGATCAGACTCAGAAATATAAGATTGTCATAGAATTTTAAAAAAGGTGTATAACAAATGGCTACAGTAAATACAGCATCCGCTCCATACTATGATAATTTTGATGCAAATAAAAATTATTATAGAATTATGTTTCGTGGCGGCCGGGCTGTTCAGGCAAGAGAGCTTACTCAGTTACAGACTGCACTTCAACAGCAGATAAAATATCATGGTGATCATATATTTAAGGATGGTTCTCCTGTATTAAATGGTGAAACTAATATTGTTTTGGATTGCAATTACGTTAGACTTTATGATAATATAGGAATTAATAATGCCACAGGGACAGCCGCAAATGTTCAAGTAGCATTCGACTCAACCAGTGCCAGTGGAATTGAGGTTCGGGTTGAGAATGGTGTCGCTTTAGACGGAAGGCAGCCACTCGCTAGAGTAATTCAAGCTGCTGATCGTGATGTTAATGATCCAAAAACATTAATTTTGGCTTATAGTAGTGGCGATCAATTTAAAGCAAATGATGTTATTACCAAAATGGATAATACTATCATTGGGCGTGTTGAGGATTTTTCGACTGATACTACTCCTGCGACAGGAAATTCTTCAATCTTTACGGTATCAGAAGGTGTGTATTATGCTAAGGGTTATTTCATACACACGACTAAACAGTCAATTATTCTCAGTAAGTATACCAACACTCCTACATATAAAGTGGGATTTTCATACAATGAAAGTATTTCTGATGCTGCTGGTGACGCAACATTATATGATAATGCACAGGGAACGTATAACCTAAATGCACCCGGTGCGGATCGGTTAAAAGTTCAATTAGACTTAGAATTGGCTCCTGGTTCTGACGGTGTTTCTATATCGGAGACGGCTGATGCGAATTTTTATGAGCTTGCTCGTATCGTAAATGGTTCAACTGAACGTGCAATATTTCAGCCAATATATTCGGAGCTGGGAGACCAATTAGCAAAGAGAACATATGAAGAAAGTGGTGATTATATTGTTGATGAGTTTATTGCTGATGTCGAAGAAAATGATCCGTCTGATCCGAATTCTCAATTGAATATTGGTGTTTCTCCTGGAATTGCTTATGTTCGTGGTCATAGAGTAGAAATACCAGATAGAACGATATTGGCTGTTAATAAGCCTAGAACATCTGCTGACTTTTCTTCGGAGTCTGTTATTAGTTTGGGTAGTTATGTTATTGTTTCTAATGTGACGAATCAGATTTTTCAGTCTGGTGATTTTCCGATAGTAGATATTCATTTCGCGAATAATTATGGAATTGAATCTGCTGGGGACCCTCTTAAGAGGGCAAATAGTGTTATTGCGAATGCAAGGGTTCGTTCTATTATTCCTATTGAATCTGATGCGAGATATCCAAATCATTATAAGGCTTATCTTTCGGATTTTCGTGCAAATGTTATATCGACAACGGTTGCGACACCTTCGGGAAGTGGAACTAAATCAACATTCAATGGTGTAAATGATACAGATATTCCTCAGGCGGGCCAGAATAGAGATGAGAGTATTTTTATTGGTAGTAGGGTAACAGTTACAGATCCCAATAGTCAAGAGTTTGGTAGATCGGCCGAAATTACGGCGAGAACTGGCAGTCCATTTAATTTCACTTTAGATCCTCCTTTAGTTGGACTTGCTACTGGAGAGTCTGTTGAAATTTCAACAGATATTAAAAAGGCTCGCTCTCTTCGTATTGGAGCTGCTGGTGCTGATGATATTATGGCAGATGTTGCAAACGTAGGAAAGGTTGGCCAAGTTTCAACTGGAGATACAATCGTATATCAGGCTTCAAACAAATGTTTAGTGTTTAGTTTGAATGATAGTGAAGGTATACGAACACTACCCACACTCACATATAGGTCTTCTGGATCAGGAACAACTAGCGGTGGTAGTGCAACTGTGACGTATTCTGCGGCTTCGGCGGGTTTGGAAAATTTTGATGCGAAAACATTGGATGAGGCTGTTTTTTCAAATAGTATATCTGGAATATTGACGCCCACAAGTAAAACGCTGACCGGAAGCGGTAATCCATATTCATTTCAAGTAGTTTTTCCTGAAGCTCCTGGGCCTCATTCCTTTAATTTAACTGGTATAGTATCACAGGGAAGTCCATCTTTAGGGCTAAAAACTAAATCATTAGTAACTGGTAATGTTGTTTCAACTGTAATTGGCGCAGCCGAGAATCTAGCAACACTCCGAACTGATGGAAGGGTTTTGTTTAATCCCCCAAATAAAACGCCAGGAAGAAAAGATAATTTAGGTGTTTCTGATGTGATTAGGATCCGTAAAGTGGTTGATACACTTCAGTCGGGAGTTGGACCAAATACTTTTCATTTATCTGATTCGACATATGATATTACGTCTCGGTATATGTTAGATACTGGCCAAAGAGATTCTTTATATGACCATGCTTCGATTACTTTGCGGCCAGGTGCTGTTCCTCCTGTTGGACAGATTGCTGTTATTTTTGACTATTATAGTCATGGTGGTTCTTCCAATGGTTATTTTTCTGTGCAGTCGTATGATACTGTCAATAATTCGTATACAGGTATAGGTAGTTATACCCGAGACGATGGTGGTGTTATGCAGCTAAGAGATAGCTTGGACTTTCGACCAAGGAGAACAGACCTTTTGGCTACTGCAAAGGTTGATTCGTCAAGTCGTACTGATACTTTCTATTTACCGATTACGGGTAAAAATTCTCCGGCTGATCAGAGCATTGCAAGCTATTCGGGTACCAAATATTTACCAAGACGGGATAATCTTGTTATTGCATACGATGGCACTCTAAGAGTTATTGAGGGTGTGGCACACGAAACACCATTGCCTCCTTCGGATGATCCGGACTCGCTAATTTTATATACAATTTCATATCCATCATATGTGTTTAGCCCACGAGATGTCGAATTGGTACCACACAATAATCGACGATTTACGATGAAAGATATCGGTGAAATGAAGTCTCGGTTGGATCGGCTTCAATATTATGTAGCATTAAATCAATTAGAAACAGAGACTAACGCAAAAACAATTCTGAATAATGATGGAACGATAGAACGATTTAAAAATGGTATATTGACTGATAATTTTGATAGTCTTCAGGTTGCAGATACTTTGAGTGGAGACTATAGAGCAGGTGTCGATACAATTGTTGGCATTTTGAGACCTGCTACTAGAAAGAAGTCCTTCAATTTAATATTCTCTGGTGCAGCTTTGTATGAGCAAAGAACTGGTATACCAGCAGAGAAATTTAGTGATCTTGTTCTTCCTGAATTTGAAGAAGTTGGTTTTATTACACAAGCAATGGCATCTGAAGCTGTTTCTGTTGTTGATGTAGATGAAACAGTTTACAGAGGATTTATAACATTAAGCCCATCTAGTGATATTTTTATTGACACACAAGTTATGGGAACCGAACCTTCTGTCACAACTACAGATGATTTATCGACATATGTGGATACTACAACTGTAGATGATGAGACACTTGCTGGACCTGATTTGTTAGATTCTGCATATATCTATAACAACTATGAGGTTCCTAGTCATTTTCAAGGACCAGGAAATGCTGATCAATTTTTTGGGCTAGAACCAACAATTATGTTAAATCTAGGTGGTACGACTAGTCGTGTAAACCAGAATGGAATAAAAAGTGGATACAGAACGTGGCGTAATGTTCCCCATGAAGTTCCTCTTTCTGAATTTTTGGGATTTCTTCGCTCTGCTCCCGCTTCTCCTCAGGCATCATCTGGGCATGTTGTTGATACCTCAGTAATTCCTTATATAAGAGAGCAAGGAATTTCTATTCTTGCTAGTGGTATGAAGTCTAATACAGTGCTTTATTCGTTCTTTGATAGCCGTAAGGTTAATTCGTTTACTGCACGAGCAAATGAAATCACATTTGATGAGTCTGTTTTATATGATGATGATGTGGCTGTATATGAGTATCTGAAAAATCAAGATACTGATGCAGAAGGTAGATTGATTGCTGCGAGAGGAAATAAGGCATATATTATATCAAGCAATGGTGCATTTAGTGCTGGAAATGAAGTAAATGCGCCATATAATGAAGGAGATCCTCCAAACCTTGTTGGTAATAATACGACAATTACTGTGCAATCATATCGACATTATTCTGGTCAAGCGCAAGGTGGTAGCCAACTTAATATTACATTAAATTCTGGTTCAAATTATGATGATCTGGCTGCGCTTCAAGCAAACACAGATGGCGGTATAATTTATATTGTTGCTGGTAAAGGTGTTGGACAAAAGAGGACGATCACTGGTTATGATAACACCACAAAAATTGCAACAGTTGGTAGTGCATGGTCCGCGAATGGTTATCCAGACACCACTTCATTATATAGTTTAGGAAACCTACGAACTACAAGTGCTGGTGAATTTATGGGAGTGTTCATGCTGCCTATGTATCGCGACTGGTCTCCAGAGGCGTCAGATGATGCCTGGTATCGCTTTACGACTGGAATGAAACCTTTAAGATTGATGGATGTATCTGACGGAAGATTGGACCGGGCAACAACAATTGCAGATTCATATTTCTTTGCTTCTGGGCAAAGAACTATAATGTCTCCGAGCCCTCAAGGTCCGGTGGACATGAACCCGCCATCTGAAACAATACCGGGTGAACCTTTACCTTTTCCCAGCGAAACTTCTGTAGGTACTCCAACCTTTTGGCCGACAGTAGAAACACCAGTTGGTGTACAAATGCCTCAATTCGGATTGGGAGGATTTGATTGGACCTTTGGTCCGATCTCATTTATCTAGAGACGATTAGTAATTGGAGATAATAAATGGCAATAATTAGGACAAATCGCCCGATAGCAGAAACTTTTTATGTTTCTAGTGAGCAGAATCCTCAAGGGGTGTATATATCCAGTGTTGATTTGTGTTTTCAGAGTATCGAAACTAGCAGGAATCTTCCTGTTGTTGTTGAGATTCGCCCAACCGAAAATGGAATACCTGTAACAAAAAAAATTATCCCTAACGCGCAGTGTATTCGATATGGTAGTTTATATTGGAATGGTAGTAGTGGCAGAAGAAAATTTGGAAGAGATATTTATGAGGTCCCCGCAGACAAATTTCCGAATTTTTCAGATTCGACTGTATTTTCTCGATTTCCTTTTTCCAATCCTGTTTACTTAACTCCAGGTGAATATGCATTAGTTGTTCGCAGTGGTAGTTCTGAATATGTGACATATATTGCTACAATCGGAGAAAATCAGATTGTAGCATCTGGAACAACCGAAACATTAATTACGCAGCAACCTTATGCAGGTAAACTTTTCCGAGCGCAACATCAGAACGGAGGAGCTTGGTTTCCTAGAGATGATCAAGATTTGATGTTTAGATTGAATCGTTGTAGTTTTAATAATGCAGCAGAAACTACTGCATATTTTCTCCTTAGTAAGAAATTTGGTAATTTTAATGTTGGTGCAGGATCGAATAGAAATCGTCTCACTAAGAATTTTTCATATGATGAATTTTATTTCAGGGCTGACGATATGACTCCAGGGCGCGGTTCGGGAATTCAATATGAATATAAGGCAAAACCTGTTGGATCGAGTATAGATGCTACATATAAACGATTTGGTAAGAATAATAAAACTCAATTAGGATCGCGTCATGAAATTGTGAGTGATGGTGATACTACAGCAGATTTTGCAGTAAAGGCTACTTTGTCGTCGATTAGCGAAAAAATTGCTCCTGTTTTTGACATTAATAGAGTTGGGATGGTTGCAATTAAGAATGTAGTAAATAATGCCGAACTCAGTAATAATGATTTTGTGATTGTAAGTGGTGGAGCAGATTATACTGAAGGTGATACGATTAATGTTATTTCTGTAAAGAGCGGAACATTTGGAGCGAATGGTGCGGTTTGGGAAAATGAGACGTTTACGGTCAACGCAACAGGCGGGGTAATTACTGGAATTTGGCAGCGGCCAGGATCTACTTCTGGCACTAAATATCTAGATTCGCCTTTAGCCAATGTTGTTAGTACCTCTGCAACTTCAAGGGCTGATATTCGTATTCACGGAGAAACAAATTCTCATGGTGGTAATGCAAAAGCTAGATATATCTCAAAAACAGTTACATTGGCCGATGGTTTTGATGCGAATGATATTCGTGTATATTTGAGTGCTCATAAGCCAACTGGTACTGATATTGGCGTATATTATAAGGTCAAAAATAAAGATGATGGTGGAAAGATTGAAGATAATGATTGGGTGTTGATGAAACAAAAAACGCCCGAATCAGAAGCATCTGTTTCTGGTGGGCAAAGTTGGATATATAATGAAATTGAATATGTTCCGTATGGTTCTGAAATTTCAGATAATCCGATATCTTATAAAGATACCTATGATCGAGTTCATTCTTCGTTTTATCAGTTTAAGATTAAAATTGTTATGATTACTAATAATACAACAATTGTTCCAAAAGTCAAAGACCTAAGAGCAATTGCTTTAGAATAATATGAGTTACGAGAAAACAGAAAATTCAAAATACATTAAAGATAAAACAAGTAATGCATTATTGGCTGTAAATCGAAATGAATTAGAAATCTATAGAAAAAAAGTAAAGCAGCTAAAAGAATCTAAAAATGCGATAAATAAAATAGAAACCATGGAAGAACAAGTTAATAGTTTGCAGAATGATGTCACTGAGATTAAAGAATTGTTAATCAAATTATTAGAGAGATAATAAGCCAATGCCAGTCGATACGGAACAAATGCCACAAATCTCTCTTTCTGATACTTTCAATGAATGGAGAGTGAAATATAATAGTCTTGTTGCTGCATTTAATAATTTACCTACCGCTGCTTCTGGTTCTGTCACTCGATTAGGTGGAACAATTGATGGTGATAACAGTGGGGCTGGTGTAGTAGCAGCTCAATTAGGAACTTTAATGATTCGTACTAGTAGTGTTCCTACGGCTGGTATTGGTGTTGGAAAATTTTTAGGAACGAATGAGCCTATTGTTCCGGGTGCTCAACTTCATGTGCGAACAGGATCGAACTCTGCGGTATGGTTAGAGACGGACACTGCCGATAAATATGCAGCACTTGTACTCAACAATTCTTCTACTTTATCCGTAACTGAAATTACACAAAATTCAATTAGCGTTTCAAATGCAACCGCACTATTCGCAGATGATACTGGTATATACCACTCTGGAGAAATCGTTGCGAATACTCTTGGTGTTTGGGCAAATGGTGCGACAGGGTTCAAGATTATTGCTGCGGGTGGTGGTGCTTCCCATGATCTTGCAAATAGTCAAGGAACTTTTTCTCCATCTACAAAAGGATTTATATTACATAATGCAAAATTTGTCGCAAACCAATCGCATCTTGTAACAGAAGGAAAGTCAGTATTTTCTAGAACAGCAGGTTTGTATTGGGATAATGATACAAAAATTGCTACTGCTGCTGATGGTATTTTGGCACCTAGTGCTCCTGGTTTTAATCTGTTAAACGCCAACACTGTTGCAAATTCTACGGGCACATATGCTCCTCGTTATGGTGGATTTCACTCACAACCGACTGAAACTGTTGATAATGTCGAAACTGCATTATTTGTTGCAAACACTAAAGGTGTTATTGCTGGTGGTGAAATTGGATTTAGCCTTGCTGACGAATCATTTGTAGCAAATTCTACAGGAATTTATGGAAGATTTTTCGGTACGACTGTAGGAACAGGTTCGGATTATAATGCTGTTAATTTCTTTAAAATTACTGGTGGTTCTTTTACTGCCAATACTACCTCAGTATATGCAAATGCAATAAACATAGGTACTGATACGACAGCATATGCTGCGGCTGATGTTACGGGAGCTAAAGCACCGATATTAATCAATCGTTTTGTTGAAGCTAGTGCCGTGAGCGGGCCAATACCTCCAGCTGGTGTGAATAAAATATCTTTTCTTACTAAAGCATCGACGATTCCAGGGGACCCAATATTTGCAAATTCTCATGGTATTGGTATTTCCTGGACTTCTGGACCTGGCGGTAAAGTTGCCATTGATCATTATACCGCAGGTGAACATCGATTTTTGGTGAATGAAAACGGAACCTCTGCCGGCTCCGGTGCAATTTTCGATGCTGCTGATATACGTTTTCGGGCTAATATCCAGGGAGTTTTTGCAAATAGTGTATACGGTTATGCTTTAGATGATACTTCGTTTGTTGCAAACAACACCGGTCTCTGGGTAGATGAGACTAATGGGCTCAGAATGCTTGGTGGAAGTCCATTCAAAGTTATTAGCACTGATGGAACATATGCATTTAGCAATCCTGGATTCAAATTGAAGCAGGGCACAACTGTTGCAAATTCGACGGGTACCTATGTTGATATTACTGCTTCAGGAATGGCCGCATTTAAAATATTGAACAATCATGCGCTTGTTCATGTTGTGGCAAATACAAAAGGAACATATGCGGATGGTGGTGCAGCTAAAGATGGATTTGCTTTAATTTCTGGAACTCCTGGAAATTATTTTAGTGCAAATAATAAAATGGTCCTTAGCCCGAGAACGACTATAGATGTTTTTGGTGATGCTACTGTTACATCTGGAAATAATGCGCCGTTAAGAATTATAGACAACAACGGTGGGCCCACTAATACGTTGGAGCCCTTTGGAACAAATAAGATCTCTTTTGGTGCTGCGCAGTATTCAAATACAATTGGAATCGGTACATCGTATCAAGCGGGTGTCATTTCTTTTGATACGTATTCTTATGATACTTTTCGTTGGTTTTCAAGGGCAGGAGAAGACACATTTACTAGATTAGATGATGCTATGCTATTTGCTAACACGTTTCATGGTTTTGTTGCAAATTCTAGTAACGGTTTTTCGATCGGAAATGCTGCTGCCCCTGGTTTAGACGCAGAAGGTGGAAGAGTCTTTGTAGCAAACACCTCAATGGTATATGCACCTATGCATATCTCGTCTCAATCTAATTATGGATTTGCAACTATCAATAATCGCCCAGGAGATCAAGGATTTTTCACTGCAAATACGATTCGTGCAGGTGTCCGAGCCGATGCCCCATCTGGCCTAGATGGGTATCCTGCGACAGGTGGAACGGATGCTAGAACTGGTAAATGGGCTCCGATATTCATAGGCACATTATCGCAGTCTACAGGCGCGCTACATGAAGCTGCTGGTGTGAATAAAATATCATTATTGCACCATTACAACGCAGCATCACAATATCAAAATACTATAGGTTTTGGTGTAACTAGCACTTCGTCGGAGAGCAACGGCAGAAACATACTTGACGTGTATTCTTCTTCGTCTGGTGTGAGAGTGTTGTCGTCTAGTGATGGCGCGAACATTGATGATGCGAAAGGTGAGGCTTTCTTTTGGAATGCAGTCAACGAAACAGTTTTTGTTGCCAATAATGCTGCTTTGTTTACTGGCAAGCATATTCAAAGCACGAATACCGCTATATTTGGATCAAATGGAGCCAATTTTCTCGGCACTACTACTAAAACACCCTCGGATTGGTTTGGACCTAAAGCACCAATTAGGGTAGGAAACTATACGCCAGTGTACGGTGGCCAAGATAAATATCCTTCGGGTGTGAATAAGATTAGTTTTTGGATTAGTGACGGCGACGACCTGACCGAAGGCACTAATAAGTCTTATGCAAATTCTCTTGGATTTGGAACTGTGGGTGGTTCCGGTGCTCATTATACCCTTGATGCATATAGTATTACCGATTTTAGAGTATTCTCCCGGTCCCCAGGTGGTGGCGCTGGAACGGGCGCATGGACTTTAAATGATAATCGGTTTACCGTCAATACATTAGGTACTTTCGTTAAACCTACATGGGGAGCTTCAACATCATCTGTTCTTCCTATTGTTGCTAACTCTGCTATTGCAAATTCCACTACAAGCGAGACAGATGGAGCTAATTACGGAAACGCAAATGGTTCGGTCACGCTTGTAGGAAATATTAAAATATGGTTCGATACAAGAAATATTTCCGGTTCCGGGCCGGCTACGCCGATTGATTTATCTTCAGAATTTATTAAAATTTGGACAGTGCAAGCTACTCAGGCGAGCCAATCGGACGATCGCTCGCCCCGGGCGAAAGTTCAACCTGATGAGCGTTCGATTGTAATCACCCACGGCGGCAGCGGATCCCCGGGCCCGGTGTTCAGTATACTAGTTATTGGCGAATCGGTATAAGGATAAGATATGCCCATTAATACGAAACAAATAGATCAGGTTCTATCGCGCGATACCTTTCAGGATTGGCGCGCGAAGTTCAATGAACTAGTATCCGAGTTTAATGGGCTTGATATATCTGCGGCCGCTGTTAATGCTGGTGATATTACTCGATTTGGTGGTACGATTGATGGATTGTCAAGTGAAGATCCGCCCATCACTGTCTCCGGAGGATCAAGTGGTCGTCTATGGTTGATCAATCAGGGTGGTGTCGGTGTTGGAGCTGGAGCTGCAATTGGTATTGGTGATTATCTTGTTGGTGGCAACCCAACTACTATTAGTGGTGTGAGTGGAGCAGATCCAAATACAGGCCTGAATGATTATTATCAATTAGGTATCCGAAAAGCGGCCGCAAACGCTGCGGCACTGTTCTATACTTCTGGAGCAGGTAAATATGCATCACTCACACTTAACAACACCAGTGATAGTACGTCATCGCAAATCACAAATAGAACTGCAATTTTGGGTAGTGGTTCATTTCATGCAAATACCACATATATAACGACAACTCGCCCAACATATTTCAGTGTCACTGATGTTATTGGCAGTGGTCAAAAAGCGCCCGTCACAGTAAATGCGACTTCAGCTACTTCTGCTGGAGTTCCACTTGTTCGTGGCACAAATATATTGGGAATTGTTTCTGGAGATTTTGCATTAGCAAATACAGTTGGTATTGGTTCTTCGCATGATAGTGGCCAGAACAATAGGGGTTCTTTGGACCTATATTCGCATCTAGGAATACGATTAATTACGAAAAATCATACATCAGGTATTACCACTTCCGATGATATTCAAGTCACATCTAATGCTAATTTCACTCAAATTAATAATGAATTTAGAACAAATGGCGCCAATCTGATTGCAAACTCTGAAGGTATTTTTGCAAATAATGTTGCTGGTAATTATACTGCAAAGGTGCTTCCTCTTCGTGTGAAGCGTTATGCAACTAATGTGGCCACTCGTACAATCGTCAATTCTGGTAGCTATGGGGCAATGACCACCGATGGTGCCGGTGGTGATAACATATATTCTGCACCTGCCGCAGCAAATACCTTATATATAGACAACGAAACCACATTATCGATCAATGCGACGCCTTTATCGAATGGAACTGTGATTGAATTTACTACAAACCTTCAAGGAATTTCAATAGTTAATCAAGTTGCTGGAAATGGAGATTGGTTATATTTACAGCCACAGTATCAAGTTGTGGATATTGCTTCGGGAATTGTTAATAGATCTTGGCGCCCGTTTCATTTTGCAGACACTAAGCCCGCGTTGATTCAAAGTAATAATTTAGATTCTACGGCCGGCGGCGGAAACCGAATTACTGCATATCCAGTTCGAGTTTATGTTCCCACTTCAAGTACATATACAACTCATCATTTTTCTGCTTCTTTGGAGAGTGTATTGCTAATTGGAAATGGAGAAACTCATTTCACATCAGGTAAGATATATATGTATAGGATACAGTCTTGGTTAGCTAGAGACACGCTACATACATCTGGCATCATACACGACGCTAGGACTATTGTGCGCGAAAGCCCATCATATGTTGGTCAGTCTGGTGTTGCGGGTCTTCCTAATCCATAAATATTAATAATCTTAGAGTTTTATAAGGATAAATCAAATGGCACTTACGGATGATAGATTTAAATATTTTGAAAATAATTTAGAAGCTCCTGCGAAGTATGCTATGGCAATTACACCTACTGATGAGGCAGAATTGTCTATTCCTGTGAGGGCTCTTTATATTGGTTGTGGTGCGGCATTATCTGATACCACTGCAAATGTTAAGGTAAGGCTTGTCGGTAATACGCTTGATCCCTCAAATACTTCTAGCATGGGAGCAAATGTACAATTCGTCAATGTTTCGGTTGGATCTGTCCTTCCTGTTCGTGTAGCAGTTGTACATGCTTCTGATACTTCGGCGACTCACGTTATTGGCTTATATTGATAGAGTAGTAATACTATTATGAAAATTAGTAATTCTATATCAGTTTCAAAGAGAATTGATTCGGACGATACTACGGGCCCGTCTCCATCTGAGCCATCAACTCATTATAAATTGACATTAACCCTAGATACTGATACGTTTGAACGCTTAAATTCTGATGGAAACTATTACAATATAGATTTTCCATATTCATTCGTTAATTGGTCGGGGGGATCGTCTTCAACGGCTGCTGCTGGATCCGACCCGGGAAATCCAACGACAGATCCGTTTTCGGCATATCGTGCAACGGGTAATGCTACACACACTTGGTCTAATTATATATATGATGACCCTGCTATAGGTAAAGTGAAAAGAGCAAGACCAATTTCGGCAAATTTGGATGTAACGATTGTTATTCCAAGTACGGTGGTTGTTGGAAGTAATACAGACTTTTTGGCTGCTATACAACCTTCATTTAGGGTTATTAGTGGAGAATTGCCAAATTCTCCTCAGGCTAATCAAGCATTCACTGAATATGCTTCTGCTAATTTATTAGTGACTATTGAAAATAGTGGAAACACAATTGGTCGAGGAGGCTTCGGCGGCAAAGGCCAAATTATGAGCGACGGAAAGAATAATCAATCTGGAGGCGGCGGCGGCGGAGGCGCAGGTAGAGTTGGAGGTACAGGTGGTGTCGGCGGGGGCACTGGTGCAACGGGTACTGCATTTGCAGGCGGCGCCGGCGGTATTGGATCCCAAGGCGGTACGCCAGTTCGAGCAGCGACGGCCGGCAGCCCAGGAGGAGATTGTTTTGCCATTTTTAATAGAAAGTATTATGATGTTTCAGTTCCAGCAAAAGGGCCGACATTAAGTATTGTTAATAAGCCTGGAGGTTTTATTTTATCCGGTGGCGGTGGTGGTGGCGGCGGCGCCGGCGACACGAACCCAACAGCAGGAGGTGTTGGCGGCGCTCGGGCATCTTCTGGTTCTGCTGGAGTTGCCAGCGGCAGTGACGGAACACCAGGAGCAGGAGGTGTGGCTGGATTAGTTAAAACTTTGCAGTCTGGATTTCTCAATCCTACGTCAGGTGGATCGATAACAGTCACTAATCAAGGTGCGGCCGGAAGCGTAAAGGGTCGAGATGGGACATATTAAATGGCAGTGGAAGTAACTATACATAGTATAAGTATCGAAAATCTTGAATGTGTGATTAGCGTGAATGATAATAATACACTAATAGTAGATCAGAACAATATAGGATTGCAGCTTGATAGTAATGGAAATGCTGATATGGATTGGATAAGGAATAAAGTGAAACGTATTGTTAGTGAATTCAGACTGAAAGATCAGCCTCCACTCGTAATTCATACAACTGGAGAATAAATTATGGCAAATATAAAAGTTTATAAAGACACTTATTCTTTTCATATTTTTAATCTATTAGATTCTAATGAAAGTCTTTCATATGATTTTTCATTTAGTAAACTATACACGGTTATTTTGGGTACAGGTGATCTTTCCATAGGAACAGATCAAACATCTTCCTCAAACTTGGAGTCTATTGGTTTGTATCGAGTTCCTATTAATGAGAAATTGAATTGTACTTCAATTAATAATGCAAAGGCTGCATTTACTGTTTCGTTTCTATTAGATGACACTGTTTTGATGAATGAACTAATACCGAATTCTTCGATACGCTCTCAGATGCTATCATCAGATTCTAAGTTGACTGAATTTCATAAAGATTTTTCAAACTTTCAAGCTACACCTAAATTGAATTATGACGAAACTCCAGGGAATTCGACAATAACGCTTTCTGATATTGAAACAAAAATTACAGAGGGTTTACTGTTATGAGACAATTGTTAGTAATAACGACGCAAGATCATGTAATGTCAGTAATTGATATAAATCAAATAGATCAGGGAATGTCGGCATGTGCAGATGATGGAAGTTTAGCCGCGCAATGGCCAACTGATGTTGTGGCATTTTTTTACACAGGAAATTCTACAATGCATTTGCCTGAAGTTGGTTCGTTCCCATCATCTGGGTCTCCTAGTGTTCGTTTTGTAGATGCTGATACTCCTTTGTCGGTTGTAACAACGGAGGCTCCCTATAGGGTTATTGCTTTGTATCCAAAAAAGAGAGAAGTATTAGAAAAATGGCATACGCCAGAACATGTTGATATGATATTAGATCCGAATACTCAAGATCAATTCATCACTGTGATTTCTAATGCTAAAGATATGAAAGTCGATTCAAATACGTTTGAGGAAATTAACTCGGATGAGATTGTATCTGACAGTGAAATTGTGTTTGTATAAAGGTCGATAGATTCAATATCTCTGCCGTATAAATAGAATAAAGATAGGGCAGAGGAAACCAACATGGCAAAAGTATATAATCTGAGTGTAGATCAAGGAGCAGATTGGTCTGCAAATCTTACCGCTTATTATGCAAACGGAACGACTGTACTTAATATGGTGGACTATAAATCGGCTGCATCTCAGATTCGACGGTCGTATTCTTCCTCTATAGTAAAAGCAACAATTACAGTTAATATTCATACCGCAAATACTGATGGTCGTTTATATCTTACGATGGCAAATACAATGACTGCGAATCTCACTGATGGTCGTTATTTGTATGATATTGAATTAACTGGTGATGATGACAAAATTACAAGAATCTATGAGGGAATGATTACTGTTAATCCCCAGATCACAAAAGTATAAGGAAGAATAAATGGCAAAGCCATCTTCTCGTGCAGAACTTAAAGAGTATTGTTTACGTCGATTGGGTAAACCAGTTATCGAAATTAACGTAGATGACGATCAGGTTGAAGATCGTATTGACGAAGCTCTAGAAATTTATCAAGAATATCATTATGACGCAACGATCAAATCATATGAAAAGTATGTTTTAAATCATTCTGTTCTCAAGTTTACGTCTAATGTTTCTGGTAACACTTGGGTTACGGGCGAGCTACAGGGATCGACAAGTGGTGCGAATGCAACATTTAAGAGTGATTATGTTTCCGACAATGGAAACTGGATTTATGCTGCGGTAAACGACGAAGCAGCAAATGGTTATTCTTTTCCTCTTTTTTCGAGCGGAGAAACTGTTGTCAACTCCCTCGGTTTACCAGTAGGCACATTAGTCACATCTTCAACTGAATCGGATTATATGGAACGAGGTGCTTTAGATTTCCATTATATCACACTACCTAATGACGTAATTGGTGTGACAAGAATTTTCAGCTTAAACGATAGCACAACCGTAGGTATGTTTGATGTTCGTTATCAAATGCATCTCAATGATGTGACTACCTTTAGGTTGGGTGGTGGATATGAACTACTTTCATATCAAATGAAAATGCAGAATTATCAATTGATAAATGAATTGCTTGGTGGTGAGCCTATTATACGATATAATCGACATGAAGACCGATTACATTTAGATATTGATTGGGATGATGATGCGCGTAAGGGTGATTACATTGTTGTCGATACTTTTAGAGTATTAGATCCTAATTCATATACAGATGTGTATAATGATTTATGGCTAAAGCAATATTGTACTGCACTCATCAAACGACAATGGGGAATGAATCTTTCAAAGTATGATGGTGTTCCGATGCCTGGTGGTGTGACACTTAACGGTAGACAAATCTTAGATGACGCAAAAGAAGAAATCGAAAGGTTGAGAGAAGAGATGCAGTTGAAGTTTGAGTTACCTGTAGATATGATGATGGGGTAACCAATGCCAACAAATGTATATATAAACAATTACGAAAATAGCACTGAGCAAAGACTTGTTGAAGACCTTATCATAGAAGCGATTAAGATGTATGGTATTGATGTGTTTTGGTTGCCCAGAACACAGGTCAACACCGATTCGCTATATGGTGAAGATCAGCTTTCTAAATTTGAAAAGGCAATTCCATTAGAGTTTTATGTAAAAGACGTAGAAGGTTTTGGTGGTGAGCAACAGTTTTTGGGTCGATTTGGTATTCAGATCAGAAATGAAATGACTTTCACTGTATCACAGAGACGATTTTTAGATACAATTCATAGTTATGAGATGGATAGGACTCGACCATACGAAGGCGATTTAGTCTGGTATCCGTTAGCTGCACAGGGAACAGGTGCATTATTCGAGATTAAGTTCGTGAATAATGAGGCGCTGTTTTATCCTTTAGGATCTTTGCCTGTTTATGATTTGGTATGTGAATCGTTTGTATATTCAAATGAAGTTATTAATACGGGCTTAGCTGATGTGGATCGAATATATACAGACGTAGCAAATAATTATTTGTCTGGCACGACATTGACTCGTCCTGGAGATGATAATGAGACGATTCAAGCTGAAGCGAATACTGTATTGATCACAACTGATAACGTCTTTGGAGATTGGTGATGTTAGGAACTACGTTTTCACACGAAACAATAAGATCATATGTAGTTGCGTTCGGTACGTTGTTCAATTCTATTCAAATTTGGAGAAAAAATTCAGCTGGCACGAAAACACAAACAATTGATGTTCCTTTATCTTATGCTCCAAAAGAAAAGTGGTTAGCACGAATTGAACAAGATCCTTCATTGACGAATGATGCTGGAATTGTATTGCCTAGAATGTCTTATGAATTGGTATCAATGGTCTATGCAGCAGATCGTAAATTGAATACGATGCAGAAGACGACCTCTGCGGCAAATTCTTCAGATGATAAGCAATCATATGCTTGGTCTCCCGTGCCGTATGATTTCTTCTTTACTTTACATGTTTATGCACGAAATAATCGTGATGCCTCGATGATTGTGGAACAAATTCTACCATTTTTTACTCCAGAATTTACAGTATCGATCAAAGAACTTACTGAATTGGATATCAATTTAGATGTTCCTATTATATTGAATACTATCAATAAAGAAGAAACTTATGAAGGAAGCTATGAGCAAATTCGATCAATTGTGTGGACGTTAGATTTTACTGTGAAAGGTGTTTTATACGGTCCAGTTCGCGATAGCAATATCATCAAAAAAGCATATATTGATATGTATATTCCAACAGCAAGTGAAACGATTACTGGAAATGCAGTGCCCATTTCGGGTGGAACTACAACTCAAATTCATTTAGCCAATACAGCATCGCTGATTGATAATTTTTATGTTGGAGGCACCTTAGATATTATTAATGGTGATGGTTCCGGAAGTCGCTCTGTTGTTCAAGATTATAGTGGAGTGGATCAGGTGGCCACACTTGGAACTGCTCTTAGTAAAGTCCCAGCAGCGAATACACAATACTCATTGACTTATATTAATCCATTGTATGATACTGAGAGAATTGCCGATGGTCAATTGGCATCTAATAATACATCAGTTCATGCGAATACTGGAGTAATGAGTCGTATATACACTCAACCTGGTCTTACCTCTGACGGTCTTCCAACTACTAATCTTGCATTGTCTGTAGCTGTTTCTGAGATTAGTTCTAATTCGGATTATGGAATAATTCAAACAATTACTTTATTTCCAAATACTGCATAATAATGGGTGATTTATGAGCGAAAAAACAGAAGTTCTTCCTGCACTAAAAGAAGAACCAGATGAAAAAGATGATTTGACTAATGATTATGAATATTCCCGAGAAAATCTAAGAGAGCTTATTGGTAAAGGATCAGATGCTTTAGATGGAATTTTAGAGCTTGCTCAAGAAAGTGAACATCCTAGAGCATATGAAGTTGTTGGGCAAATCATTAAGAATGTTGCAGACGCAAACAAGCAGCTCATCGAATTGCAAAAAGACATGAAAGATATTAAAAAGCCAGAGAAGAGCGGACCAAACTCCGTAACCAATGCATTGTTTGTCGGTAGTACACATGAACTACAGAAATTTTTAAAAGGTAAGGTAGATACTGATGGCGACGGATGATGCTGGATATTTAGGAAATCCATTATTAAAGCCTGCCGGTGCAACTACTGAGTGGACTGAAGATACAATTTCCGAATATGTGAAATGTTCCCAAGATCCATTATACTTTGTTAAGACGTATGTCAAGATTGTTCATGTCGATCATGGTTTAGTGTCATTTGATCTGTATCCGTTTCAGGAAAAAATGATTGATTCATTTCATGATAATCGATTTTCGATTGCCAAGCTGCCTAGACAGAGCGGAAAGACTACAACAGTCTGTGCATATTTCCTTTGGTATATTCTATTCAACGAAGATGTCAACATTGCGATTCTTGCGAACAAAGGATCTCTTGCGAGAGATATTCTCGGTAGGCTGCAACTAGCATATGAGAATCTTCCCAAGTGGCTACAACAAGGAATTAAAGTTTGGAATCGAGGCGATATTCATCTTGAGAATGGATCGAAAGTCGTAGCTGCATCCACATCATCGAGCGCGGTTCGTGGTGGAACATATAACATGATTCTATTAGACGAGTTTGCTTTTGTTCCAATGAACATTGCAGACGAGTTCTTCAGTTCTGTGTATCCCACAATTTCGTCTGGCGAAACAACTAAAGTAATTATCGTATCTACTCCATATGGAATGAATCACTTCTACAAGCTCTGGATGGATGCAGTAGACGGCAATAGCAATTACAATCCGATAGAAGTTCAGTGGAACGAGGTGCCTGGTCGGGACGAAGAGTGGAAGAAGATGACGATTCGGAACACTTCTGAAGATCAGTTTCGTCAAGAGTTCGAGTGTGAGTTTGTTGGTTCGATCAATACACTTATCAGCCCAACAAAGTTAAGAAGTATGCCGTTTATTGATCCGATTGAAGTTCGCAATAACTTGGATGTATACGAGCAACCGATAGAGGGGCATATATATACTATTGTCGTAGATGTGTCACACGGCGAAGATTTGGATTACTCTGCATTTTCAATATTCGATTCTTCTGGGTTGCCCTATAAGCAAGTAGCCAAATATCGAAATAGTAGTATTTCGCCGATGCTATATCCATCAATCATATATGATGTGGCCACACATTACAATAATGCATGGGTGTTAGTTGAGATTAATGATGTCGGGCAACAGGTTTCTGACATATTGTACCATGATTTGGAATATGAAAACATGCTCATGCTTTCAGTTCGTGGTCGAGCTGGTCAGCAGTTGACGGGTGGATTTGGAACCGGAAAGTCTCAGGTCGGAATTAAGACTTCAAAGAAAATCAAGAGTATTGGCTGTCTGAATTTAAAGAATATGGTCGAAGGCGATAAGTTAATTGTTCAAGATTTTGACACTATATCCGAGTTAACATCATTTGTGGCTAAAGGATATGGCTATCAAGCGGACTCTGGCTATAATGACGATTTGGTAATGACATTAGTGCTTTTTGGTTGGCTATGTCAACAAAGCTACTTTAGAGAATTGACCGATGTTGATCTGAGAAAAAAGATGCAGAGCGAACAATTAGAAATCGAAGACCAGAGAATGCTTCCTTATGGTTTTGTAGATGA